GGTTCGCGAGAGATTCTGCGAACATCTGCGCGCACATTCCGAGACGAAAGTGGTTCTCCACTGTCTGTTCTGCGCGCGCCAATTTCTTTGGGCTCGGTTGCTTGACATTTCTTTTGGCATCTTTCTTGTTCTGTTTCGATTGTTTTTGCATGGTGAGGTAAGTACGAGGATCCGCGTACCTCACGCGGACTGTACATCGTGAGAACCCAAGATTGGGCGGCCTTGCAGTCTCTCGGCATTTAGCCTGACGGTTTCCATTGTCGAACTGATCGATACTCTACAACTTGTCTGCGTATTCATTTCACGTAGCCTGTTTGTCCGAGTGCCCGAAGTCTTTCATCGGGTCTAATGGTCTGTGGCATTTAGCACGGAACTATTGAGTTGATGGTTCAACACCGTTTTAGCTCTTTAATCTCACAACCCTCGCTGGCCCTAGGCCCAGCCCCATGCACCTCCGCTTCCATTTATCTAGTTCTGACCCCTCGATGTGATGCTAACACCACATGATGACCGAGAGGGATGTTCTTCAGTTTACGCTCCGTAACGCGGAACTGAGGAACATCTGGTTCCGCTTGCTTTGCGATCCAGGGAGGAACCGATGATAGGGGCTGGAGTTCAAAACCAGGCAGAGACGGAAGGACGCTAAAGCAGAGATCTTTACAGATTCTGCTCATTGCAACCTTACGGTCTTCTGACGTGATCCTAAATTTCCAACCAACAGGTGCATCGACACCAAGCCCGCCAAATACTGTAGGCAAGAACATATTCCTGTGATAGAGTCGAGGCTTTCGCCCCTTCTCAAGAATCACGGCACGAGAATCAGAACGAGCTTCTTTGTACCTAGACTGAAGTACTGATCTTAAGAGATCGCACTGTCGTCCAGGAAGAGACCCATTCAGAATTTCGTCAATGTTCGAGACGAGATCTGAGCTCTGATGATGATCTGCGGCTGCTTGTCGCTCTCTTGATTCTTTGATCTGAACTTTGTGTTGACCAAAGACTAAGCCAGCATTCAAGAAATTTATCTGCCAAGGCGTCGCGCCAGGTGTAAGCTTGCAGTCGAAACTGCAGCTGTTCACATTAGCATAGCGAGCATGCAAATAAGATTTCCCTACTGACATCTCAAGTCCGACTGAACCGGACAGCCTCTTGTGGTTATCCCAATCCACATCATCGCCAACATATAGCATATCATCGCCATTAATAAGGACCGAGTCTAATTCCTCAATTGACTTCGGATCCATTACCTGACAATAAACTGCCAAATTAGCAAGACATAGGATAGGAAAACTCAAGGGAGATCCCATCAACTGTCCATTAGTCTGCTCACCCCGCAACACTGGGGCCGTCCAAACCTTTTCAAGCCTTCCGTTGACTCGCCGCTGCGACCTTTCAGGATACCAGAGCTCGTGAGAGCCTAGAACCCGATGAAGATCGGCAGGAGAAAATCCAGCTTTGAAAGCACACCGAGTATCCCAAGTGCCATCACTACGAATGGTCGCTCGAAGCCCAGTGTATAGACGTTCAAGAATTGTGTGCCCTAAGAGAGACGATAGACCGTCTGTTGCTGCGCTGTAGTCAACAGATGCCCATTTATTTTGGAGGCCGCGCCAGGAATTTTCCGATTGAGGTATCAAATCCATCAAGTCGGTCGGAGAAATCCGACGACCGATAAGTCTGAAACAATTCCAGCGCCGTAGTGCTGTATGCATAGCCTTCTGAAATGGCTTGACACGGTAATACGATAGAGAGTTCCCTTTCGAGATAATTCTCATCTTTAACGGTTCAAGTACCACTTGGATGACAGCATCGCACTTTCCCTTTCTTTCCACCGAATCGCGTTGCGCCCAAAAAGCAAGCGTTTCCCACCACAACCGACCACAGTTTTCGTACAGCTGCACGACCTTATAACAAAGTCGGCCACCATCAACCAATTTCACATACTGCATCGAAACAAGCTCATCATGCCCGAGGAAAGGCGTGAAGACTTTGTCCTCCCTATGGAAGCAGATTCGATTTGGACACTCTGAAGACTCAGAGAAGTCCCAGGCCTCGCGCAGCCCGTCAGCGGGTAATCCAGTTATCTCCATTACAATCTTAGGAGTGTCAGGATATTCGCTGGGGAGCTGAGTAAGGGGCCCCTCTTCAAAAAGAAGTCTATGGTCGCTCTCTTCCTCACCGAGAATTGCTTCACGGTGCATTGGAGTCGTACAGATATCTCGAAGAGAGGCGTATTGCCCGCCCTTAGAACGAGAAACTTCAAAACATGCTGATGTAGAAGCTACCCGCTCGGTAAAATCGTCTCTGAAGAAGCTAGAGATTTGGTTGGCCGTTTTCCGAAGAACTGCGGAAAACACCGGATGTCGCATGAAGCGTTCAAGTGTAAGACTGCCTTCATAACCCTCGAGAGGATCATGTTTCGACAGGGTTTCAAAATGCTTTTTGTAAGCATCCTCTACCAAGTCATCACTGACGGGCAGAGCAGATCTTTTACACTGCAACCACGAGTACCACAGATGCGTATTCGTTCGGTTATAGGCGTTGAAACGCGCCTTCATCCAGCGTCTGAAAGCACCTGAGAATCTGGGGACAGAATCAGGGCTAGGAGGTAGTTCGTTTCTAAGGTACTTCGCGAGAGGGTAGCAGAGCAGGTATTTAGCCCGCTTCAACCACACCATCTCGTCCTTTGTTGAACTTAGATAAGCGCAGACTTGTTCTTTCATTAGTCTGCACATTACAGCTGTGGCTCGATGATGATGCATCACAAACTGCAGCCCACGAACTAGGGCATTCGTTCGGTCGGAGATCTCCACCGTATCGGAACGATTCGACACGTGGGCCTGGTCTTCCAGGCTCATGACGTCACAAACGTAGAACGCAACTGATTGCAACGATTCGTAAGGTTTTCCGTGAGTTAGCTCACGCGGTA